GTAGAGGGCACTAGGATTGACTGCGGACTCAAATCGCCATATTTTGTAACGAACAAGGATAAAGGTAAAGCAGAACTAGATAATCCGTACGTACTGATAGTTTCTTCGCCGATACCTAATATCCGTAAAATACAAAGTGTTTTGGAGTTTGTTATAAAACAAAAAAGAAGTTTGTTAATCGTTGCAGGCGTAGAACAACAACCTCTAGCGGCGTTACTAGCTAACAAAGTTAAAGGTAACATAAAAGTAAATGTTGTAGATTTGCCTGGGTTCGGTCCAACAAAACAAGATACAATTGAAGACCTTGCGATACTTACCGGAGCAAAAGTCATAAATGAAGAATTAGGTGATGATCTTGATTTAATATCACCCGATGTTTTAGGTGAAGCTATAAAAGCAATTACTGATGATAAGCACACAGTATTGCAAACACCTGATTTAGTACACACAAGTTTTGTAGATAGAGTCAAAAACATCGAGAAAAAAATTAAAGAAGAAAAAAATCCGTTCTTTAAGAAGAAGCTACGTGAAAGGTTAGCAATGTTAAACGGTAAAGTAGCGATGATTAAAGTCGGCGCGAACTCGAAAGTTGAAATGAAAGAGAAGAAAGATCGAGTTGAAGATGCAATATATGCTACTAAAGCTGCATTACAAGAAGGTATTGTAGCAGGTGGTGGTGTTTCTTTAATGGATGCATCATCAAGTATTGCTCCTGAGAATGAAGGTGAAGAAATATTATTACAAGCTATAAAATCACCATATGCAACTATATTAGATAATGCTGCATTAGAACATTTCGAGTCTAAGAAAAAAGGATTTGGTATTGATGTTGTAAAAAATAAAGAAGTTGATATGGTTAAAGAAGGTATTATAGATCCTGTACTTGTAACTAAAACAGCATTAAAAAATGCAGTAAGTGTTGCAACTACTATATTTTCTGCCGATTGTGTAATTAATAATGTAAGAGACTATGAAGGCAATTAATCATTATGTAGTTATTGAAAAAATAAAAGAAACACCTGCAACAGTTGGTGGCTTAGAACTTACAGAAGATCAAAATCAAGACGTAAGATATTTAAAAGGTAAAGTAATATCAGCAGGGCCAATGGCTGATATGCTTGAAATAAATGATATAGTTAGATACGATAAGCATGCAGGTCATGGTATCGAATGGAAAGATAAGCTATATTATGTATTAAAACTAGGTGATATAGTATTAGTGGAATGAAACTAGATCCTAGTGACATAAGAGAATTAAATTTATTAAAGTATTATAGGCTCATTCGTAAATGGGCCTGTAAAACTTATGGCCTAAAAGATGCTGATTTAGAACTTTTAGTCTATTTAGATTGCAAAAAGCGATTTACACGTAATGAATTTATAGAGGGTTCTTATACATACAGCTGGGATAAAGACCGCTGGGAACGTTTAAGACGTGATGGTTGGATAGATGTATGGAGACAAAGAAATAGAACCACTATAAAATACAGTATATACAAAACCTCATTTAAATGTAGTCAACTTATATCTCGTATATACAGAATAATGCTTGCGCAAGAAGACTTACCTACTAGCGAGCGTAGTGTATTTTATAATAATAAATCATATACTGACAAAGTTTATAATAAAGCTATTGACGATATGATTAAAGATAACGATCGATAATGGGCTACAAAATGAAAAGCAGCATACCGGATATGTTGGGTATTAATGAAAAGCATTCAACACCCGATACTCCAGTCTTTGAAAAGGATTTAGGTAGCAATATTTGGGGATATGCTCAAAGTAATAGAAGTATTACAATTAATGAGAACCTAAACGAAAAACAAAAAGAGCAAGCGGTAGAACATGAAAAGAAACATGTTGTACAAATGCGAACAGGTAAAGCGTGGTATGATAATAATAATGTATATCACAAACCTAAAAAAGACGAACCTATTCAAGTATATAAACGAGTAGGTAATAAAATGATAGTTAAAGGTAAAGCTATGGAAATAGGTTCACCTGATAACCCTGTTGAAAAAGAAGTATATAATGAAACAGGTGTTTATGCAACTAAAATAAAAAAATAATTATGCCAAGTAAAAACGCACCTTCAAGAAAAAAATCTAAAGGTTACTACGCTGAAGTTAAAAAGGGTAAGGGAAGAGGAAGTAAAGCCGGCGGAGGTATGACTAAAAAGGGTGTCGCTAAATATAGAAAAGACAACCCAGGCAGTAAATTAAAAACTGCAGTTACAACGCCACCTTCTAAACTAAAGAAAGGTAGTAAAGCTTGGAAAAGAAGAAAATCATTCTGCGCTAGATCTCGTAGCTGGACAAGTGAAAGAGGTAAAGCAGCTAGAAGAAAATGGAATTGTTAATATGAAATCACAAGGACTAGGGGACGACATTGCAAAGTTTACAAAAGCAACAGGTATTAAGAACGTAGTAGATAGAATATCTAAAGGTCTTAATGTGCCATGCGGTTGTGAAGGCAGAAGAAAAGCGATGAATGCCTTATTTCCCTATAAAAATAAAAGATAAACATCATGCCTAAATTTAAACCTAACAACTTTTACAAAATGAAAGGATCTGCTATGAAAATGGATCCCAAAAAATCACTTAATAACGAAAAAGACAAACCGGGTCAAGTAAAACCATCTGGAACTGTGACTAAAGAAAGTAAAAAGTCACCTACATTAGCTATGAAAGATAAAATGTACATGAAAGATAAAATGTATATGAAGGATAAAATGTATATGAAAGATAAAATGTATTTTGGCGAAGCTAATAAAACATTAGTCGAAGGTGCTAATACTAACCCTGTTAAAAAAGAGCTTAAAGAAAAAGACGAAATGGAAATGTCTGCATTCAACCTAAAAGATATACCAGAAGGAAAAGAAGGTAAAGGCTTAAGAAAATTACCAGAAGATGTTAGAAATAATATGGGCTTCAAAATGTCATATAAGATGGTTAATAAAGAAGGTATGATGATGGCTGGTAAACCTGCAATGTATCAGGAAAAAAAAAAAAATCTAGGTAACCAAGGCGGTGGAGCAGACCAAAATGTAAATGTTGAAGAAAAAATAGAAAAAGGCGGAACTAAAACTACTACGGAAAAAGAAAAATCAAAAGGGTCATATAAACAAGTATATGATACATTTGAAAAAGTTGACGGTAAAGTTAAAAATCCTAGAACAGGTACGCTATATAATAATCTTGAAGAATTTATAAAGGAGGCTAAAGAAAAACCTGCAGGCAACATAACTAAAACTACACAACTCCCTGATATTAAAACAACAGAAGTTACACCTATATACGAAACTAAAGATGTATTTAATATACAGGATCAAAGAATGCGAGGCAATCAATCTTTATTAGCGGGTAGACAAAGCCAAAGAGAAGGATTACAAGATTTAGTATCGCAAAAAAGAGGTTTAAAAACTGCTTTAAAAAGTGCACTTGATCAAGGAAAGATAAGTAGAAAAGATAAAAGAAAAGCGATGAGATCTTTTAGAAGAGGTAACTTTACTGGATTACAATCAGATTTAGTAAATAAAGGTGTTACAGATTTAAGAGGTTTTGATGCAGGTCAATCTACGTTATCAAGAAGACAAGCAACAGGTATTGATAAAAGTAATAGATATTACCAAACTCAAGACATGTTAAATAGAGGTTTAAGAGCTGGCTCACAATTTCAAGGTGTACAAGATACAAGTTTTGGTGAAGCAAATTTAAAAGCAGACCAAAATCCATTCTCAGCTACTAATCAACTTCTATCATTAAATAATTCATTATTACAAGATAATAAATTATCTGGTTTGAATATACCCGGCATGAATATGGGTAAGCCGTTTCAAATGAAAGCAAATCCATTTCAACATAAAAAATATAAAAAATAATGAGTAAGCCTAAGAAAAAATTTGCTGAAAGTACCGTAGGTAAACTTTTATTCGGTGCCGCTTCAGTTGTTTCACCACAACTCGGTGCTGTATTAAATGGCGTTGTTTCACCTAAAGATGCAATTGCAGAAATAGGTAAAGCAAAAATATCTACAGACGATAAAATTAAATTACAACAATTAATATACGACCAGCAGAATAAAGAAATGGAAGAAATAAGCTTAAGATGGAAAGCAGATGCTGCTTCTGGATCTTGGCTTGCGGCAAACGTACGACCTATGGTTTTAATATGGTGTATCGTTGTTTTTTCTTTTGCTGGTATATTAGATTCTGTGAATTCAGTAGACTTTCAAATAAACGCATTATGGAATGACACTTTCGAAAAAGTTATGATGGCAGTTGTTATTTCATATTTCGGTTCGCGTGGGGTTGAAAAGTCTATAAACGTTATAAAAAAATAAATCGTTATGCCTAGAATAAAAAATATAGAAAAAGACAATCAAGTAACCGGTAATGATAAATTATTGGGAACTGATGTTTCGGGCGCAACCAAAAACTATCTAGTCAGTGATATTGCTCTTGTAGCAAACTCCGCTATACTAGGTTTAAAAACCATTACCCACAATAACAACACGCATACAATTGATCTGGATTCAGACGAAAACAATTATTACATAACCGCACAAAACGCAACGAATACCCTCACACTAACAAATTTTGCGACAAACATCGGTAAGAGTGGCTCAATAATCATAACAAATCCTGCATTGACAGGTTCATTAGCATGGGCACCTCTACAAACTCAAGTTTACACGCCAGGCGGAAGTACAATATCATTTAATTTAACTGCAAATAAAATTGCTATATTAAATTACTTTGTAACTTTTGCAGACAAGATATTAGTTAACTATGTAGGAAATTTTGGAAGTTATCCTCAACCTTAAAACTTTTAGCAAATGAGGTGGCTTTGGAACAGAATTGACTTTTGGAATACTTCAAAAAATACAGCTGGTACAACTACGACCAGTAGAAATACCGCCTACCCTAAAAGTACGACAACAACTTTTGCTACAAGCAAGAGTACAGTAATATCAACAAGCAGATCTACAAGCTTTGGTACATCAAAAGAAACTTCTACTAATAAATCCACAACTGAAGAAAGATCAACTGTAATTGAAACTAGTAGATCAACAACAACGGTATATAATACAAGTACAGATACTACAACAAGTTTTGGTACTGTAGTTCCTACATCAATAAGTACTACCACTACATTTAGTACAAATCACAATACAACAACTACATATAACACAAGTACAACTACGGTATATAGTACGAATATAGATACGAGCTTTAGTACAAGTACAACTACTACTACAACAATTGAAACTTTTAAAGATACAACAACTACTTTTAGTACTACGTTTAGTACGTTTGTAAGAAATAGTATTAGTACATTAATAACAGCTTATAACACTAGTACAAGCACAACGACTGTATATAACACTTCAACTACCACAAATAAAAATACAATAATAAGTACTTCTAAAACAACCACAACTGCGTTTAATACAAGTACTATAACAAATAAGAATACCACTACTACATTTAACACCAGCACAATAACGCAAAAATCTACAAGTACAGTTTATAATACTAGTACAACAAGAACTATAGTTGACACTGGTAGAGATACTACCACAATATACAACACAAGTACAAATACATTTATAGGAAATTCTATATCAACATTAATTACCGCTTATAATACAAGTACTACAACAACTACTGTTTATAACACAAGTACTAATACAAATATAACTACAAATTTTAGTACCTCTAAAACCACAACAACATCATTCAATACTTCTACTGTAACTATTAGATCTACTACAACAATATTTAATACTAGTACAATAACTCAAAAAAGTACAACTACTGTTTACAATACAAGTACTACTAGAACTATTAATGACACGGGAAGAGACACATCTACTATTTATAATACTACTACGCAAACTTTTATAGGTAATTCTATATCAACATTAATTACTGCATTTAACACAAGCACTAGTACTACTACAGTATATAATACAAGTACGACTACCAACATAACCACAACAATTAGTACAAACAGAAATACAACAACCGCATACACAACTACATTCTCAACAAGCAAATCAACAAGCACAACTTTTGCAACTAGTAGAATAACAAATAAAAATACTACAACTGTTTATAACACTAGCACAACTAGGACTATAAATGATACAGGTAGAGACACAAGTACTATATTTAATACGACTACACAAACCTTTATAGGTAACTCTATTTCAACATTAATCACAGCATTTAATACTAGTACGTCAACAATAACTGTTTATAACACAAGTACAACCACTAATACTACAACTACATTTAGTACAAATAAAACAACTAATACTGTATTTAATACATCTACTATTACTACTAAAGCTACCACTACAACTTTTGCAACTAGTAGAACAACTAATAAATCAACCTCAACAACTTTTTCTACTAATAAGACAACAACTATAGAAACGGCAAGAGATACAACAACAGTATATGATACGACTTTTTCAACATTTGTAAGAAACTCTATTTCTACATTAATAACAGCATATAATACCTCAACTACGACAACTACAGTTTACAACACCAGTACAACTGTTACAACTACGTTTAATACGTCTAGATCAACTTCAAAATCCACAACTACCGTATTTAACACATCAACAAACACTACTACAACGTTTAGCACAAACAAAGATACAACGGTATCTACAAGTAAATCAACTACCACAACGTTTAGTACAAATAAAAATACAACAACTACTTTTAGTACTAGCAAAAATACTATTACACAATTTAGTACGAATAGAAATACCACTACTGTATTTAATACTTCAACTGATACTAATACGGTATTTAATACAAGTACGATTACTCAAAAATCTACAACTACTACGTTTAATACCTCTACTGATACGGTAACTGCTTTTAATACATCGACAACAACTACAACTAGTTTTGGAACAACCGTACCAACTAGTATTAGTACGTCTACAACGTTTAGCACAAATAGATCAACAACAACAACCTTTAGCACAAGCAAAAGTACAACTACAACGTTCAACACTAGTACCGCTACAGTGACTGTATTTAATACAAGTACTACAACTGTATTTAATACAAGTACAGCTACAACAACTGTATTTAATACTAGCACCGTAACAAGCAAAGCAACTACAACTACATTCAGTACAAGTAGAAACACAACAGTTGATACATCTAGAACAACAAGTACACAATATACAACTACGTTTTCAACGTTTATAAGGAATTCAGTATCTACTTTAATTACTGCTTATAACACGAGTACTGTAACAAGTAAAACTACTACATTTAGTACAAGTAAATCTACTTTTACTGCTTTTAACACTACTGTATCAACTAATAGAAATACTACAGAGTCAAGATCAACAACTACGGTTTATACAACAAGCACAGTATATAATACAAGTAAATCTACGACAACAGCGTATACAACAACGTTCGCAACCACTAGATCTACTACTACGACTTTTGCCACTAGTAAAAATACAACTGAAAGTAGAAGTACAACTACCGCGTATACAACTAATACAGTGTTTAACACTTCTACCATAACTAGTAAAACAACAACGTTCGCTACGTCTAGAAATACAACTACTGTATATAATACATCAAAGTCAACGACTACCACATTTAATACGTCAACGACTACGACTACACAATATACAACGACATTTAATACATCTAAAAGTACTACGACAACATTCGCAACTTCAAGAAGTACCACTACCACATTTGCAACTTCAAAAAGTACCACTACTTCGTTTACAACAACTTTTGCTACAAGTAGGTCAACAACTACGACGTTTGCAACATCAAGAAGTACTACGACAACATTTAATACTAGTAAGTCAACTACGGAATCAAGAAGTACAACTACGACGTATACGACAACGACTACTTATAATACGTCTAGAAGTACTACTACAACGTTTGCAACATCTAAAAGTACAACAACGACATTCAATACTAGTAAGTCTACAACTACAACATATACAACAAGTGTAGTTACCGCTAGAACAACAACATTTGGCACAAGTAGAAATACAACAACAACGTTTAATACTGTAACTGCTTACAATACAACTACTACATATAATACGTCAAGAAGCACGGGTGAAAGTAGAGCAACAGGTACTTCAAGATCAACAAGTACAGCGTTTAACACAACTACAGCTTATAGCACAACAACAACTTATGCTACAAGCAGAAGTACAGGTGAGAGCAGAAGTACAACAACAGCCTATGCAACTACAACAGTATTTAATACATCTAAGAGTACAACAACTGTATATTCTACAGCCGCATCATTAACAGGCTTTAGCTCTACACAATCTTCTAGTTTTAGTTTTGTATGTTTTGAAATGTTAACAGATACACGATTTGGTAGTAATGTATCTAGTGGAGTACCACAAGTAGGTTCAAATGTATATGCTATAAATAATACTGGCTTCCCATTAGCTGCAGGTCATTATGGTTGTGATTCAACTGGTGGTTTAGGGTTTGGACCAGATACAATATATACTATTACTGGATCAGCAGGTGCAGTATCATCATTAAGTAGTTGTGGTGGTGGTTTCTCAGATAGATCATTAAAGAAAAACATTAGACAATATGGTAAGTCATTAAATGGAATAAATATATACTTGTTCGAATTTAAAGATGAGAAATATGGTAAAGGGGTATGGCAAGGTGTTATGGCTGATGAAGTAGAGCATATACCAGGTGCAGTTGTAGAGTGGAACGGTCTTAAGTATGTGAACTACAATCACTGTGATGAAATAGATGTAGAATTTAAAAAGATATAATATGGGAGTTTATTTTAACGAAGATAATATAGTCGCACATACCGGTACAAATTTTGTAATAGAAAAGCTTACTAGAAAAGATGAGAATATGGAAGACTATACTATTTCTAGGTTTAAGTATATACAGGATGTTTTACATTGTAAATTTAATCATGAAATACCGGCAAAACTTTTTGCAGGTGACGGAGGTGAATGCTGTGGTTGGGATGTAACTGCAGAGCAATATAATGATGTAACATGGGGAGATGTATTATATTTAGGTTTATATTTAGGTAAAACACCTGATTATATATATAAAAATAAATCTGTAACATCTTTAGATGTAATAGAGTCTGATCAAGAAATAATAGATTATGTTGGGTGGATAGATAACAATATAACAGTTATACAACATGATGAATGGACTTATGCAACATCAAAACAATATGATATTATAATATGTGATTTATGGGCTATGCCAAATGATATAACTCAAGATCATAAAACAAGTTTGTTAAATAATTATACAAATAATTTAAAATCTGGTGGTAAAATAATAATACCAATATCAGGTGAAACAATAAATTAATCATGCCAAATACTAGTAGAAGTACAACAACGACATTCGCTACCAGTAATTTAACTGGAGAAAGCAGAAGTACGACGACGGCGTATAATACTACTACTACGTATAATACCAGTAGAGGTACGGCTGAAAGTAGAGCTACAGGCACATCAAGAAATACTACTACAAGCTTTAATACTACAACATCATATAATACCACTACAACTTATAACACTGCTAGAGGAACAGGAGAAAGCAGAAATACATCTACATCTAGAGCAACTAGTACAGCTTTTAATACAAGTACCACAACAACATATACGAGTTTCTTTTCTACTAGTAGGTCTACAACTACCACTTTTGCAACAAGTAAAAGCACAACTACTACATTTAATACAAGTAAAAGTACTACCACTACGTATAATACTAGTAGGAGTACCACTGAAAGTAGAAGTACAACAACAGTCTATACTACAACCACAACTTATAATACTTCTAAAAGTACAACTACTGTATACAATACAAGTACCACTACTACTACAGTTTTTAATACGTCTACTACAACAAGTAGAAGTACTACTACAACTTTCAATACAAGCAAAAGTACTACTACTGTTTATAATACTAGTAAATCAACAACAACTACGTTTGCTACAAGTAGGTTAACAACTAAAAGTACAACAACCACATTTAGTACAAGCAGGAATACTACAACCACGTTTGCTACATCTAGATCTACAAGTACAGTATTCAATACTAGTACAACAACTGTTTATACCACGACTTTTGCAACTAGTAGAAACACTGCTGAGTCTAGATCTACGACAACAGTATATACAACTAATACAGTATTTAATACTAGCACAACGACTACTACCACTTTTAACACATCAACTATAACAAGTAAAAGTACTACAACTACGTTTGCTACAAGTAGGAATACAACAGAGAGTAGAAGTACAACTACAGTTTATACTACTAATACTGTATTTAATACATCAACGCTTACAGGTAGAAATACCACAACTGTTTATAATACTAGTACAACAACTGTTTATTCAACACAATTTGAAACATTTAGAGACACATTATCCACATCAGCGATAAATGCGAATACCTCAAAACTTACAAGTAGAAATACTATAACTGTATTTAATACATCTACTAGTACTGTATTTAATACTAGTACATCAACTACGACTGTATATACCACTACGTTTAGTACAAGTAAAAACACTACTACAACTTTTTCAACGTCTAGAAGCACAACTAAATCTACATCAAAATCTACTACCACTACGTTTAGTACGAGTAAATCTACTACTACAACGTTTAATACAAGCACTGCAACTGTAACTGTATTTAATACATCAACAAATACTATTACAGTATATAACACAACTACTGCAACTTCTAAGACTACAACAACCACATTCACCACGTCAAGAAGTACTACAACTACGTTTTCAACATCAAGAAGTACTACTACTGTGTATACAACTACATTTAGTACTAACAGAAGTACGTCAACTACATTCAGTACTGATAAATCAACTAGCACAGTATTTAACACGAGTACGGCAACCACGACTACCTTTAATACATCGACAGCAACTAATACAGTATATAACACTAGTACTACAACTACAACAGTTTTTAATACTAGCACAAACACTGTGTTTAATACAAGTACGAGTACTGCGACTACAGTTAGTACTAGTAAATCAACAACAACTGTATATACCACAACATATAACACAAGTACAACAACAACAAGTACTAAATCAACTAGTAAAACTACTAATACATCATTTGAAACGTTTAGAGACACGTTATCTACTGTAGCTATAAACATAAATACAAGTAAATCAACAAGTACTATTGTGATAACGGCATTTAACACCAGTACAACAACGGTGTTTAATACGTCTACAAATACAAGTACTGTTTATACAACTGCATTTAATACAAGTACTTCTACTACTACTGCTTATACAACAACATTCAGTACAAATAAAAATACTACAACAGTATATAATACGTCGACTTCTAAAGCTACAACAACAACGATTAGTACTTCAAAGTCAACTACTACAACTTTTGAAACAGCAAAGGATACTTTATCAACTTCTGCAATGTTTGTTTCAACATCGTACAATACGACCAAAACAACCATAACGGCATTTAACACTAGTACTCTTACTGTATATAATACAAGTACAAGCACAAATACAGAGTATACTACGACTTTTAATACTAGTAAAAATACGACAACAGTATATAACACACAAACTGCAACGTCAAAATCTACTAATACTGTATTTAATACGTCAACTACAACTCAAAGAACGACTACAGTTTCTACATCAAAAATTACTGATACAACATTTGAAACGTTTAGAGACACGCTGTCAACTTCTGCGATGTTTGTTTCGACGTCGTATAATACAACTAAAATAACAATTACTGCGTTTAATACAAGTACAGTTACAACGTTTAATACAAGTACGTCAACAACAACCGTTTATACAACAACGTTCTCAACTAGTAAATCTACAGATACACAATATACGACAACTTTTGGAACTAGCAAAGATACAACTACAGTTTTCAATACGTCAACAACAACACAAGGTTCTACTACAATAAGCACTAGTAAAACTACATCAACAAGTTTTGAAACTTTTAGAGATACGTTATCAACTTCTGCGATGTTTGTATCTACTTCAAAGTCTACTACCAAAACTACAATTACAGCATTTAACACTAGTACAACAACTGTGTTTAATACAAGTACTAATACTACGACTGTATATACTACAACTTTTGAAACTAGTAAGTCTACAAATACAGAATATACTACAACTTTTGAAACAACAAAAGATACGACTACTGTGTTTAATACAAGTACTACAACAGCTGCAAATACTACTATAAGTACAAGCACAAGCACAACAACAACATTTGAAACGTTTAATGATACATTATCAACAACTGCAATAAATAGAAATACAAGTACACAAACAAGTAGAATAACTATAACTGTATATAACACGAGTACGTCAACGACAACAGTATACAATACATCAACAAATACAGTATTTAACACAAGTACAGTAAGAACAATATCTACTGATAAAACAACAAATACAGTATTTAATACAAGTACATCAACTATTACAGTATACAATACATCAACCGCAACAACCAAAACTACCACTACTACGTTTTCAACTAGTAAAACAACAACTACTGTATTTAATACTAGTACTACAACTATATATGAAACATCAACGGTGTTTAATACAACAACATCTTATAATACGTCGACAACGACTGTATTTAATACGAGTACGACAACAGCATTTAACACGTCTACAACTACAAATACTACGTCAATAGTGAGTACTTCGTTCTCAACAAGCTTTGATACAAGCACTTTAGCGATCACAACATGGTACGATCCTTCAACAAGAGCACATCAGCCTGGAGATACCGTGCATCACCCGAGAAGTTAGTATTAAATAAAACTATGTAATAAATATAATAGATAATTTAAATTCAATTTTATGGAAATGTTTAACAAAAAAGAGCTTGATAAAAGAATCGGGCCTTTAAAAAAAGACAAAGGATTATATCAACTAGAACAAGTAGAAGGTTATGTAATCAGAAAAGCTAGTGAAAACGGATTAGAAACTAGCTATGATGTAATGGCAGAAGAGATGCCTTATTTCAAAACTCTAGCATATACAGAATATGCTGGTAACTTTTATTTACAACCTTTAAACTTTAAGTTAAGAAACGAACAACTAATAGACGCGTTTCATTGTACTGAAAAAGTTAATCAAATAGATTATGCAGATTGGTTAGTAAATAGAATAGTAAATAATCAAGCAAATAAATATTTAGAAAGAGACGAAAACGCTTTAGCTAAATATGCAGCTAAAGATTATATAGTAGTTTTACCAGGATCAAATAAAGTTAGAGAAAATGTTTGTTTGAATAGGTTGAAGTTTATAGCTAATGAGCATGGTAATAATGTTTATTTTAAACCACATCCAATAACAACACATCAAATTATTGGTGAATTAAAAGATTTTTTTGGTGAAGAAAACGTATTGCCAAGAAATATAAACATGTACTATTACTTACAAAAAGCTAAAGGTGTATATACAACTCATATTAGTGAAAGCTGTGTTTATGGTGTTGTATTAGGAAAAAATACACAACCAGTAGATGTTTGGAATAATATACAAAGAGGTTCATTTTATTGTATAAATAACCATTTATTATATCATCAAGATAAAGCAAAAGAATATATCAATAAAACTTTTTCAAGTTATAAATCAGGTATTATAAATCCTGAATTAGATAAAAATTGGCAAGAAAAAGTTGATAAGTATATTGATTATATATGTGCAAAAAGAAATAAATATAAAAATTGGTTTTTAGATAAATCACCACAAAAAAAATAAAATGAAACTTATAAGAAAAATTACTATAGGTAAGGATTATAAAAATGACGCAATGCACTATTCTGTAGGGCAAGATGTATATGGAGGTCATAAAATAGATTCTATAGTCGAGGAAAAAGATAAGTTTTCAATTTATATTAATAAAGGTAAAGAAGTTTTACCGTGGAAAGATTTTAATAAAAACATGGCTATATCTGTTGAATATAATTTAGAATACTAATGCAAAGTATATTTGATTTTATAATCAAACCTAAAAATAAAAGATATAACAATACAAAACAAATCGGTGATTCAGAGTTACTGTTAAATTCAGAAATCTCTGATCATCGATATGTTAGTAGAAACGCTATCGTTTTATCTGTGCCTAAAGATAATAAAACTAATATAAGAGTTAATGATGAAATAATCGTTCATCATAATATTTTTAGACGTTGGTATGACGTTAGGGGTATAGAGCGTAATAGCAGAAGTTATTACAAAGAAGATGAATATTTTGTAAAGCCCGATCAAATATTTTTATATAAAAGAAACAATAAATGGCACGCACCAAAAGGTTATTGTTTTGTTAAACCAATTGTATCTAATAATATTATTGAAAAAGAAGTTCCACTACGTGGTATAATTAAACATGTAGATAAAGAACTAATTGATATTGAAAAAGGAGATTTAGTTGGTTTCACACCTAGCAGTGAATATGAATTTATTGTTGGAGGTGAAAGATTATATAGAGTGCCAACTAATTCAATATCTATTAAATATGAACGTCAAGGAAACGAAAAAGAATATAATCCAAGCTGGACATGAGGCAGTCAAACAACTTATCAAAGTTGCTAAAGAACCGATTGTTGAAACTGATGATGATGTTTCGGCTGATAGGCTTAAGAACGCTGCAGCCACTAAAAAGCTTGCAATATTCGATGCGCTTGAAATCTTAAATAGAATTGAAGACGAAAATAATTTGTTAGAAGGAAAAGCAGTTGAAGAAAAACAAGAGTCTTTTAAAGGCTTTGCTGAAAGAAGATCTAAGTAATGTATAAGCAGTCTTTATTTAGAATTATAGAGCCAGTAAAAATTAACACAATTAAAAGGCTTAATAAATCTAAAAAATGGAAATACGGTTACAATAAAGAAAATGATATTATTGTAATTAGCAAAACAGGTCAGATAGGTGAAATATATGAAATACAAAATTTAAAAATAGCTTTACCTCCTGCACCAAAAAATTTAAATAAAGACCAAAATAAATGGCAAGTACAAGAATATCCAAAAGAATTATCAAAGTTAAAAACTATATTTGATTGGAAAGACTTACCGTTAGATTACAAAAATAAATGGCATGGGTATATTGATAGCGAATTTACCAAACGCGATGAAGGTTATTGGTTCTACAACAAGAGTATTCCTACTTATATTACTGGGGCTCATTATATGTACTTGCAGTGGACCAAGATTGATGTTGGGAAGCCAGAGTTTAGGGAAGCAAACAGATTATTCTTTATATTCTGGGAAGCTTGCAAAGCAGATACAAGATGCTACGGAATGTGCTACCTCAAAAATAGACGAA